AAATGTTGATTCAAGTCACATAGATATGAAAGGTATCAGGAAGTCAGAATGGTGCCACACTTACAGAATCCTATCTAAAATCGGTTATAATCCTGAAATGGATATACACTCCCAATTCATAGAGAAACACCCGTATTTGACCTTAAAAGACCGTCCTGCGAAAAATACAAAACACTTCACTTGGGAGGACTGCAAATAAAAAACCCCCATCACAAGGACAGGGGTTTTATCATCAAGAAACAACCACTATAACAAAGATAATAAGATGATGATACCGATAACGAATCCAATGATTTCAGGTAGCAAAGATTTTTGTTTAACCTCTTGAACCTGTCCATTTGGTGAAGTCAAAGCCTTCGAGATGGCGGTAATAATATTTTGAATATGTTCGTTCGCATTCTGAACCTCAACCCAATTGTCGAATGCTCCTAACTTTCTACGGACCTCAATAGAAATCTCGGTTTTGTTAGGACCAACCTCTGTGAGATTGATGTCGATGAATACACCAAGAGACAGGAACTCTGACGCTTCGAATGTATACTGATTGAACATTGGGTTCTGTGATTGAATACGATATTTGGTAAAAACTTTTGGAATGGTAAGAACACAGTCCTTTACCTGAGACATAGGGAAATCAATGGTGACCTTCTTGGTCGGGTTGGCGATTGCTCCAATCATAGTTATAGTTGTTCAGATTTTATCCTGTCCCCGATGTTAATTGATGATTAGGAAAATAGACCTTGTAACATTCCGATAATAAAGGTAATGATAATACACCACTTCACAAAACCCCACACCACATTGAATATACCATCAATACCTGATGACCTCATAACTCTGTTTGCTCCTCTTGAACCAACAGTATGACCGAAACCTCTAACAATAGATTTGAATAACATAACGATTAATTTTAGTTACCACCGTGAAGATGGCATTTTGAGTTACAAGATAGGGTTAAATTCTTACAACGAGAACCTGCCTGAGTTGTGCCGACACACTGAACAGATACGGTTCTCTTACCATTACAAGATTGAGTTGTAGTGGTAGTTTGGGCTGATACTGGAAGGATGTCTGTTTTCTCACAAGACATAAGTGCAATTGAGGTGATTGCGACCAAAAGGAATTTTTTCATTGTTTCTTGATTTTATGCTAAGTTAAAGGATTTCTTTGATATTAGAATTATTTTCTGATGCTAATTCCAAAATTGTGTCTTCGTTCACTAAATAAAATGATTGAAAGATTTCATATACATTTTCAGGATATACTTCTATGGATTCAGAATGAGTCAATTCATCATATCGAATACCATTTTCATCTAACTCTACAATTAGATTCTGCATTTCCAATGCTTCCTCAACACAGGGGTCATATTGGAATTCATTGACCAAATGACTACAAACCATTCCGAAAAGAGTATGTTGTGCGAAATTCATTAGTATTAGTTTTTTTCGGTGAAATAATCTTCTGTTGTAAATCCTGCCATCAGTGCGACTCCAACCAATGAGTAATAGGTCTTATCATCACCAACCCAATCTACAAAACCCAATTCTTTTTTCTCGAAGTCAAGAATGACTTCACATAAATTGTTTTTCTCTAATGAATCCCAAGTAACAGCATTACCTTGTGTGGTTGAAATAGACCAACCTGTGAAAGCGGAGATTCTTGAAATCATCCATACATCTAATTTGTTTTCCATTGTTTCTTAATTTTACACGAAGTTAGGGGATTTTTTTGATTCACCACGCATTTCAGAAATAATTTTTTTCATTCGTCCTTCGACATTTTCTTCACCTGTGATGTGTTGCCAAGTGCAAGCCATCGCAACGGCTTTATTCCAATCCGAAATGATTGTTTCAAACAATACATCATCTGTTTTCAGATTCCAAATCTGAGCACGAAGTTTGTGCTTACCTGTGGGATAGTAGAATAATAATCCCACTTGATACTCTTGGTTTTCTACTTGAAAACCGTCTAATACTGATAGTTTCATAATTGATGATTTTACACGAAGTTAGGGGATTAGTTCGATTCTTCCAAAATTAATTTTATCTGTTTTTCCATAGTATCTAACATAGTTGCAGACCTGATGTCGTTGAAGTTATTATACAAATGGTCATAGAGTTCTTCTTCGGTCGCAGTTCTATTATGGAGTTTACCCAATCCATACACATAAATCATATCATACTTTGATTTAGAGATGTGTTTGGTTGCCCACTTTTCAATGCTTGTTAATTCGGGTTTGTCGTAACTACCTGTTAAATTAAAATCATTAGAATTGATTAAAAGATATTTGAATGTTTTAGGAACTCTAAACTTCCATCTTGGGTCAGATAGTTCACTTATGTTAGTTAAAGCATAATAAGAATCATATAGTTGACCATCTTGGTCAACCAACCAGTAATGGAAGTCATAACTCCAAGTCCACGCTTTTGAGTGGTTTGACCAAGCGAGAACTGTTCCACATTCCGCTGTGAAGTTATACGCCTTCTCCATAAACCGAGCACGATACAAACAAGTATCCCAACCGATAAGTGGTTCAATACCCTTAAAATTGTCTAAATTTTTTACTATTCCTCTTGATGTCTCCATTGTGATTGATTTAGGAGACAAAGATATGAATTAATATGAATCCAACAAAAGGATTTTTTTCCCGATGATAATTAATTCATTTCCCATTGGGGTTGGGATTTCTTGGACCTGAGCATTGAGATAAATGGAGGCGTGAACCTCAATCGGGTTCACACCAAATCCATTTTTGTCCCCATCCAAAACGAAGTCAATAAACTTCTGTGTATTTCTAATCTGTGAATACATTTCAATATCCCAAATAACATATGACTCTTGTTGATTGGGGAATATGAATGTTAACACCACATCATACTTTCTTTGCATTCTTCTCTTTTTCTGATTGAATATATGCTTCCATTTTCTCGAAGCGAGTTAAGACCTCTTTGGTTGGTCCTTTGATTGCGAAGTCAACCATTACATCTGTTGCGAGAGCAATCATAAGTAAGGATGGACACATACCACAATCTGTGAAATACTTTTGAACCAAATGTGATTGATTCTGAAATACGATTTGTTCTTCTTTTGTTCTCATTTTAATAGTTTTTGTAAAGGTCGGATAAATGTTGTTCATATGCTGCTCTTTCAGCCTCTCTTTTTTCTTCTAACCAAATTTCATAATCCATATCCAAGTCATCGGGATAAGATGTATTATCGAAGTCGAATTCGAAGATACTGTCCAATAGTTTTTTTGTTTGTCCCATAATGTGTTTTTTTTTATAAATAAAATATAGGTGAAGTAGAGTGTAGTATCAAGCAAAGTTAAAAAAAAAAGGGACTTCTAAGAATAGAAGCCCCCGTTATAATGGATAAAAATAAATAAATGAGGTGAGAAAAAAAAAGATGTTAAATGGGATAAACCTGCAAACTCACCTCACCTATAAATATATGATTGTATCTTGGTAAATCAATATTCAACAGGTTCAATTAATAAATCATCTTCCATATCTACATATGTTTTGATTTTTTCGATGTGACCATCCATAAATGATACATCGTGAACCATACCAGTTTCTTCATCAACTTCGTGAATGATGTCTTTGAAATCCTCCACAAGAGCAATTGCTTCAATCAACATATCTTCATCAACATATTCTTCTTCAATTGCTTCTTTTTCAATTTCGAATACTCTATCAGCAACAAGTGCTGCGGAACGAACCATACCAATTGTTTCTTCATTCAGTCCCATATCAATGAAGTGTTTGAATAGTTCGACCGCAACAGGACATATATCAAAATGCTTAGGTCTAACACCATAGATGTTTAAGTCCTCAGCCAATACTATTGGACCTGATGGAACAACAACCTTAGATGCACATTCTCTATACGCTTGTTTGTAATCAACACCTTGTGCTTTCTTTTTTGCAATGCACATTCCAAGAGCGGAGTCCTTTGGTATCTCTCCAAATTCTTCCATTTTTGCCCAATACTTGTAATACGAATTAAAGGAGTTAAGACAATAGCCCATTCTCTCTTTCATATTAGGGAACTGACCTCTCATCTTTCCGTTCTTAGAACAACGGGACAGATAGTTACCTCTGTTCTCATTCTTCTTTGGTTGAAGAACGAATAATTCATCTTTGGACATTTTCTCTTTGAGTTGAGAATAACATACTGCTATTCTTTGTGCATTATCAGGATACTCATCAGCGATGGCTCTCGCACATCTTGAAATGTAGTCCTGTTCTTGTTCTCCTTCTTTTGGTTTTGGAATTGGCATTATAGACCTGATTTAATTTTTATATTATAATCCACAACAATAATAAGATGGGTCAGCGAAATAAACCATACCAGGAAATCTTGTATTTTCAATTGAGTTATACCATTGACCGTTGTTTAAGTGAACACCTGAAAAATAATTCTTCCCAAGATGTGGTTGCAATCCATCATTACTTGTCCAATTGTATACCAATGGATAGTTGTTTGAATTGAAAACAATCTCTTGAATCATTCTTTGTTCGAAGAATTGGCTTCTATCATCCGCTCTTGTTTGCATATACTGCATCTCAGAAATTGTAACAGTATTTTCAGCACCATTAACGATACCATTGTTCTTTATTCTCATAAAGATTGATGGTAATGCTTCTGCGTATGCTGCCCATATGAGCATTGGTTGAACAAAATAATTTAGAAAATTTGCGTTGATATCTGTTAGAGTTGAACCAGATACTTGAAGTAATAATTCACGATAGTAACGAGCACCAATAATATATTCCAACTTCGTCTGCTGAACGACACCTATGAATGGGAGTAATACTGAACTCGTAACATTTTGGTCAATGTCTGTAAAGTTCTTTAACTTGTTTTCAGAAACAAGTAATATGTTCTGTGGAATTATTGCTTGACTCATTCGGTTATATTTTCATTCAAATTTTTATTTTCATCAACTGCGACATCTTTTTTCTCATCAATTTCTTCAACCTTGATTGGTGCTTTATCAGCGATGGTAACCATTTCAAATTGGTCTATTTCAATCTCTGCTGGTGTCTTGTCTCTAAGTAATAACAACTTCTCAAATACCTTCTTAATCTCTGTCTGTATTGGTTTTACAACAAGGTTATGGAAGTGGTCCTGTGCTTCTAAATGGTCAGGATTTCCAAGTTGACCTGGTGTGATAATACCAAGTAATTCAGGAGATGAAATTTGATGTGATGT